CCCTTGATGATGCAATTGCATGTGATGCAAATCGTAATGCGATGTACTGAACCGTCTCATGTATATGTGAAAAGCTATTTTTGTCAGGCACATCTGAGAATCTTTCTTCGCCGGGGACTCGCAGTTTCCTAAATACATACCCTGATACAAAACCTTTTCGTGCTGTAGGACATTCAAATCTATCCAGTAATAACAATGGCATCGCGTCATACGAAGTGAGGAAATATCGGACGGCCGCTTGACGTATATCGGGATCGTTTGATAACGCTTCCTCTGTAACAATGCCAAGCTCATTAAGCTCGCCGATACAAGACAGCTCTTCCATAATGCTATCCCCGGCTTTCCCAGAAGGGTCAGCATCCGAGAACCCAATCTTTGCGCCAGGAAATCGTTGCATCAAATCCGGAATCACTACAAGCTTTGCAAAGTTCCTGATGCCAATTCTATCACTAACATACTCTTTTAGTAGGCGCAGTTGACCCCTCGCTGTAATCTGAACAACGATACATGCGGGCGTAAGACCAAAGTCCCATCCCAAATGTATAGGCAAGTCAGGCAGATATTCTAATTTTTCCACACTGTGAACATCATCATTGTATTCAGGATAAACGCGCTTACCCATTTCAACCAAGCTGAATTGGCCTTGGCAGAAAGCTTTAATGAAGCCTAGGCCCTTACCTCTCGCGAATATAACGTAGTAATTAGGGTCCTTCAGGTTCTTGATATTGTCAGCATCGGGATTGGCAATATAATCGCCATCGATAGTTTTGAGATAATTACCTTCTTCATCTACTAACAAGCCAGGAGGCTGCGTGATTAGCGTATAGCCTTTTATTTTATTCTGAACGAAGTCATTGTATATCCAATGGTCTTCAGATGGCGGATTTGTATCAAAGATGATGCCAGACTTGTAGTCTTCGGGGCAAAATGCTTTTGAGGGATAGCGATTTACGCGCGGGGTGCAAAACTCTAGGATGCTCTTATGTGTTTCGCACATCTCATTAATAAACACCCACGTTAAATCCAAAGATTTCAGCTTACGTACATCTTCAGGACGGTCTAGCGCAATAAACAATATCTCTAGCTCAATAATACCTTTCCCGTCTGAAAACAAATGTTCGTAAGTTAAAATAGGCTTCTGCCGACTTCTAACATCCCCCAGCTCACCAAACCATTCAATCCATGTCTTCAGCGTTGTGCTGTATAATTCACCGCTCGTGTTACGTATAAAAGCCATCCTGCAACGTCTTCGATTGTTATACCAGACCGGCATTAAGCATGCTTCTCTTACAAGCTGGTGCATAGTCATCGTGGATTTACCAGAACCGAATGGGCCCATTACACCAGCCACGACACCGGAGGCGTCATCAAACGCCGTTTTTAATTTTTGAGCGGTAGGAGAAGGATAGTATTTAAGATTGCCACCTGATTTATAAACTTCAGTATGGTCTTCATGAAACCAGATGTGTTGTACGCGTTGAAAGTGGGCGACTTGCTCTAATTCTTGTATTCGCTTAAGCGCATGTGACATTGAATTATCCGTTCGTTAAACGCATAAAAGGCCGCTGAGGATAATGCGACCTTTATGCGATTCCCATTTACTCTTTCACAGCATGAGAGATAAAATTCAAATACGCGCTTATTTCTTTTTTTTAGGCATCTTCGACAAAGTCTTTGCTAATGCAACCTGCTTCCTAATCCGAGGATTAGTGCTCTTCGCGGCCTTAGCCATTTTCTTAGCCGGAATCTTCTCGCCTTCAGGAACGCCAAGTTCTCTATGTAAAGCGCCAGGACGTTTAATCGCTTTTTGAATCCACTTCTCCGCCATTTTCCTCAGCCTCCTTGCTCGAATCTTCCAATTTCTCGAGACGCGAATTGACTTCAATATCAATAGCTCTCGGACTAAAATACTTCCAAAACTTCCTTTCCAAAATCCATTCCGCGCCACGATTACCCTTCTCTTCTTCAATTAGTAATAAGCGTTTTTTAATGTAGCTACTTTCAATCTTATTAAGAGCTACGACAAATTCAGCGTGATGGGTTACTTCATCTGCCAATAAATCACGTAATCCTTTATCTACCCAGCGCTGCCATGAGCGAAAATGCACCCCATTCGCCACAGTCGCTATCTGATACGGCACCCCTTCTTTGATGTCATTAAAGATAGCTTCTACGCGATCTGGCTTAAATGTAACATCCGGCCTTCCTATTTTGGCCATAAATCCATCCTTAAATAATAACGATTATAGCAATCTTCGCATTATTCTCAAAATAGTTTACAAATACCTTGACTGCGGTATTTTATCCACTATACTTCACTCAAGCATTTAGTTAACCAGGGAGGTAAGTATATGCGTATTTACAGAGCCAATATGGAAAAGATTGATTTGTTACTGATGGGTGGACGCCGATGGTTCCATAAGACAGCTGGGACCCGATTTTACTTTTCAGGCGAAGCGCTGCGTAAGATATTGGATGTTAAATCATCTAGCATCGAGGGCATTGAGCATGACATGGAGTACATCAAGTCCTTTGTGAAGACTCTGGATGAGATGCGTCTCTATTATGACCAGGACTCCATGGAATTCCGGGCCTACGACTCCGTAAATACGTTCCTGTTCATCGATGTGTGCAAACGCCTAGAGTCATGGGCATATACCAATAAACTTGCGCCAATCGCTAAATTTGTGGCTCGTTTGAAGAATGCGCTGGCTACCAAAGACATGGCTATTATGGGGCCCGACACCGGTCCATTGAATCAGTATCTGGTATGCAGTCGATATTATTTCTTATTACTCCTTCAGAAGACAGTGGAGCATGAACGCATTATTCCATTGGAGCTGGCGGAATCAATGAGTAAATGTAGTGATTATGTGATGGTAAGCATGCATAAAAAAGGCGCGGAGGCTATTGCAGCTCAATATAAGACGCTGGAGGAGTTGGTAGAAAATAACATCAACTTATTTAAGTTTAAACAATATATGTAATTTCAATTAACGGGAGTATTGAAATGTTGATATTAACAAGAGCATTAGGGCAACAGATTATAATTGGTAACAATATCACAATTACGGTATTGGGAATTAATGGTAGGCATGTAAAGCTAGGCATAGCGGCTGATAAAAGTGTATCGGTAAACCGCTCTGAAGTTCACGAACGAATTGCTAATAGGGAGAAGGGAAATGGCAGCACAAATCGATGATGAAAAAATGCGTAAAGATTTCAGAGAATTATTGACTCACTTATCATGCCAAACCTCCAAGGAAGCGCGTAATGATATCGTGAAATTGATAGCCAAGACGGAAGAATGGCCAGTAGAGGCCCATGATGGGTATGACATCATACAGTTTCCGCCGGGGCTTCAAGAGCCTTATATAGCAGGTATATTGAGTGGCTGTGTCATGTCTCTTGTTGAAGAGGTGATTGAAGAATCTAATAATTTCAACAAAGAGATGTCAGCTGCGTCCGTTGAAAATAATCCTGCGTTTTACAGAACTATTTATGAATTGCAATTTTATATCGACAGGATTACAAAAGTGTTATTAGAGAAGTTTAGTGAAAATCATGTGGTTACGGATAAACATTGAAACCTTAAGGAGTGGTTATGGAAGACTATAATTGGGATGATGATTTTGTAGATGATTCTCAGTGGATGGATGATGAAGAACGTCATTACGTTGAAACCTATGAGGAGGATAGCCATGAAAATGCAAGCGCATATAATTCTTGAGAATGTAGCGGGATTTTTGTTAGCCATGTTATTTTTGATAGACATTACATGTCTTACGCTCGGTCAAATAGGGATTTCGTTTGAGGATGCTACTTCATACATCTATCACTCAATAACCCATACTCCTACTCAGCATATGTGCCTTAAAGGAGATACTTATGATTGTGAATGACAAAGAAGAATTGATGGCTCTAAAGAAAACCTCCTTCACCATTTCGCATGGGGAGGAGGAGCAGTTAGATGTACTAGCAGATATATATGGATGTAATCGGAGCGCTGTAATAAGAAGGCTGATATCGGGGGCATATTTTCTGACCACGTATTGGCTGCCGAACTATACCAATAAAAAATGAGGTTAAAATGATATTTCTGGCCGTATTACAAAAGATATTTTGGTTAATTGTACTTTTTATTGACTCGGGATGGTTTGCTGTTATCTATCTAGCAAAGTGTATTTTCCATCTTCAGTTTTTACCTAGTCATAACGAGCGTCTCAAAAATAAACAAGAGCCGCTTGTAGGGTGGGATGGGGTTTTCTTAACTCTGTTGATAGGCATTAACTACTATATTTTGGTATGGTACACATTATTTCACTTCTTTCAATTTTCATACGAGAAAAAGTGGTGGGCCGTCCTGAGTTTATTAGTCCCGAATATTGGGGCCTTCACAATGATCCAGTGGTATTCTTCATAACCGTTTAAAAAGGCCGCAATTGCGAACCATGAGATCGCAATTGCGAACCTTTTCTCATTAGCCAGCCTCATACTCGCTATCAAAGTCCAAGCACACGCTGAACGTAATCTTAGCTGGTCTGCGTCCGCCGACCGCATTTTTAATCAGGTCTACCTGAGCAGTCGTAAGCTTATCGGTCGCCTGAGGGTCCTCATTTATCTTCTGAGAAAGCGCTGGCAAGTCGCTCTTGGGGCTGTCGAATATATTACAGAGTAGCGCTATAGCGGTGCCAGCGAGCGGTGTGCCAAACGCGGCGGCAATCGCCGGGGCATTTTTTTCGATGATGGGTAATACATCTTGTAAAGCGTCGGTGATAATCTTGAAGTCCATTTCAAATAGTTCCTGTAATCAATATGTTAGCGATGTCTTTTGTGACATTAGGAACTTGGGCATTGTAGTTCGAATTAAGAACTTCACGTGCGGCGCCTCCGAAGTCATTCTTTTCCATACATTTTATCATTTTTTTGAAGCCAGAGAAACGGGGTAAACCAATAGCAAACATCATATAAAGTATGATCGTCTTGCGGGGCTTATCTAGGGCATCGAACCATGGATAATTATTAACCAGATTGTTATAGGCCTCTTTGACGTCCATTTCGAACAACTGGTCTATCATAAACTTAGGTAGCGGGTTATCAGTCAGGTTGTGACCAATGCCGATAGTGATTTTGCCAAAAATGTCCGCATAGGGGTATTCCCGTATGGCCTCTCTCTGAATGGACTTACGGCGCATCATTTGCATCAATTCATCGTCTAGCATTGGTTTCCCTCCATGGTTTGTGAAGTGAAATTATATCCTATTGGTGGCTTTTTCTTTTGGTTTTTTTCTTTTGTTCATTTTTTGTACAACGATTTAAAAAAAGCTCTTTTCTTAGTCAGGGAATATCCAGAGATATTTAGGTCAGGTATTTGTGTTCGATAGGACAGTTATTTTTTATGTCGGTGAAAGTTATCCACAGCTCCGTAGTTAAATGGGGGGATTTCTATGTATGATGAGGACGTTGTGTATAGGAAAACGAATTTCAGGTGTAGGGATTATGTGATTTATCGCCTTGTAGGCGCGTATGACTCGTAGAGCATCCTCAGAAGGCTCTGATATGGGGATTCGAGTTTGATTGCTGTGAGCGCTACGAAGGGGGCTTCTGGTAGGCTTTTGGGAACTGGCTTCTGATGAACAGGGTTTGTTGTAGATAGTCTTTGAGTGCTCGGGCTTGGGTTGCATTGTTTTTCTTCTTTTGGTCTGTAATTGGTTGTTGTTTTGACTGCGGTGGGGATATTACGTCTTTTTCTTTGTGTTGTCTAAACTTTGTTATCTTGCCCCATGAGAAACCGAGG